AAAAACAAGAACATATATTCAAGAGAATGTTGCAAAGGTGGTATTACTAATCAAGGAATAGGTTTAATTGGTGGTAAAACATCATAATCACACTAAACGTAACATAGTGTTATAAGTTGTTTTTAAAATAAAGATTACTTATGGCATGTGATACGTTGAATGGAAGGAAAGAACCTTGCTTAGATAATATATCAGGTATTAAAAATGTATACTTGATTAATTATGATGCATTACCTTACGAGGATATGACTATCGTTGATGGAGTATTAACTTCAATCAATGGTCTAACTCCATTTGCTTATAAATTCGAAGCAGTTTCAACTCAAAATACATTTGATTCAGAAGGTATTACAGATAGAGATAATGGTTCAACATCTTGGAATTCAACAAACAATTTATATCTTAAGAAAATTAGAGGTGTTGATTATGCCACTATGGATGTAATTGCTAGAGGTAGACCAAAAGCTATAATTGAATATAATAATGGAGTTATAAGATTATTTGGTGCTGAGAATGGAGTTACAACAAATGTATCAACATTAAGTGGTGGTGGATTTGATTCATTTCAAGGTTGGTATTTACAATCAATTGCAACTGAAAGGGATATGACACCATATATAGATAGTATTGGAGGTTTAGGTATTATAATTGTAGAGCCAGACCCTGATACAATCCCAAGAATTCAAATAAGTACAACTTCTTTAAACCCATTTGAATATTATGAAGGTATGGGACCTTCACCATCACAAACTTATTTTGTTTTAGGATTAAATTTATTAGACGATTTAGTTATTTCTCCAACTTCAAATTATGAAGTATCATTGGATGATATAACATTCAGCAATTCAATTAGTTTAACTCGTGATGTAAGTGGTAATGTTGCGGCCACAACGATATTTGTTAGATTAAAGGCTGGGTTCTTAAACTCAAACAATCCACATAATGGAACGATATCACATACATCTTTCAATGCGGCAAATAGAATCATTACACTAATTGGTGAAGTATTAAAAGCTGATATATTAATATCTCAAAATACATTTACATTTGAATATGTTGAAGATGAAGGTCCATCTGACCCACAATCGGTTGAAGTTAGTGGTTCATTATTAATTGATGATATAACACTTAGCGCATCTTCAAATTATGAAATATCTTTAACATCAGGAGGTACTTATTCAAGTACTTTACTATTAAGTGAAAGTGGTGGTATAGTTAATTTAACAGATATTTGGATTAGATTAAAAGCTGGTTTCTTAAATGTAGACAACCCACATAATGGAACAATAACATTAACTTCAAATGGTGCAAATACTGAAATAATTACATGTAATGGTACTGTAGTATTATTTTCTGACCCAGAATTATTTGCTGTTCCACAAACATTAAGTAATTTTATTTATATTGAAGGTGAAGGTCCATCTGCAACACAAACATTTGATGTAAGTGGTACTGATTTACTTGGTGATGTCACTTTAAGTGCTCAAAGTTTTTATGAGATTAGTTTAACCTCTGGTGGTACATTTAACAGCACTATAACACTCCCTGTGGTACTTTCTCCAGTTGGACAACTATCAGCTACAACAATTTATACACGTTTAATAGCTGGTTTAACAATTACTGGAAGTCCATATAATGAAATAATTAGAATTGAAAGTTCAGGAGCAACCTCAATTGATGTAACATTGGAAGGTGAAGTTATTGATGTACCAATAGGTCAAGCTCAATTCACTGAATGTGGGGTTTATAATTGGATAGTTCCATTTGGTGTAACATCAGTTAATGTAGTTACAATTGGAGCTGGTGCTAATGGTCTATTATATGAAGGTGGTGGTGGTGGTGCACTTGCTTGGGCAAATGATATTAAAGTTACATCTGGTGATTCTATTTTAGTAAAAGTAGGTTGTGCCAATGGTGGTGATGGTGGTTGGGGAGATAATTTACCTCTAGGACCAACAAGTGCTAACTCATTTTTTGGTGGTTCATATTGGGATATATTTCAAGGAAATGTTAATGGTGTTGGGGCTGAAGGTGCTAGACTTAGAGTTAATGGTGCTGATGGTGTTTTTAATGCTAGTGGAACAACAGATTCTGGTGCTGGTGGTCAAGGTGGTGATGAACCTAATATTCCAAATGGTGGTGGTGGTGCTGGTGGTTATAATGGTCAAGGCTTCTATACATCTTGGGGTGGTGAACAAGAATTTGCTCCAGCACCAGCTCCACCTTCTGTACGTGGTGACGGTTATTCTGGTTTAAATGGAGCTGGTGGTGGTGGTGGTGCTGAAAAAACACCAAATTTTGCATTTGGTTCTGGTGGTTCTGGTGGTGGTACTGGTATTTGGGGTGAAGGTCCTGATGGAACTGGTGGTGATAGGTCAGATAACACAGGTAATCCAACTCCAGCTGGTAATGGTGGGGCTGGTTCATACGGTGGTGACTTAGATAATGGTAGAGAAATATTTGGAGCTGGTGGTGGTGCTCGTGGATTAGATTTTAGAGGTAACCCTAATCCAATAAAAGTTGGTCACGATGGAGCTGTAAGAATTGTATGGGGAAGTGGTAGAGAATTCCCTAATTTAGTTAGAGATTTACCAGGTCCAACTCCAACTACATCAGTTGGTTCATTAACAGGTTTTACATATCTTTTATTTTCACAAGGTGGTGGTCCTTCACCATCTCAATCATTTACATTTAGTGGTGATGATTTTGAAAGTGATATTGATTTTAATGCCCCTTCAAACTATCAAATATCATTAGATGATGTTACATATGTTAATTCATTAACTATTACTCCTGATGTAAGTGGTAGTGTATCAGCAACCACTATTTATGTTAGATTAGTAGCTAATTTATCTGAAGCAACATATATTGGAAATATAAGTTATACATTTCAATATAATATTGGACCTGTTACTGGAACATTATCGTTGAGTGGTGAAGTATCTGAAGCTGTAGTTATAATAACAGCATCCCCAACATCATTAAGTGGATTTACATATTTTCAAGGTTCAGGTCCTTCAATTCCTCAAACGTTTAGTGTAACTGGAACTAATATTATAAATGATATCTCTGTAAGTGGTAGTTCATCATATGAGATTGCATTAACATCTGGTGGTACTTTTACTAATACATTTGATTTAACACCAAGTGGTACTACTGTACCAGCAACTGATATTTGGGTAAGGTTGAAAGCTGGTTTAAATCAAATTAACAACCCATTTGATGAAGTAATAACTCTTGATGAATTAGGAGGTACAACATTAGGAGTACCTGTAAGTGGTAGTTTAACTGGACCGATACCTTCAAGTACATTAGTAAGTGGTAATACTATTTATTATAAAGCAGATGAAACTTCTGGTGTTACATTAGCTGATTCCACTGGAAACAGTATTAATGGAACATTAAGTAATACATTAATGTTAACTGCGTCAGGTAAGATTAATCGTGGTTTAGATACACAAGCTCTTTATTATGGTGAAGTTGCTTCAGCTGATATAAATTCTTTTATTGGAAATAACTTAAGTGTTAGTTTCTGGTTTAACACACCAACCGCAGCAAGTACAATTCATAATTTCATTGATAAAGGTGGAGCTAATGGTGATAGAGCATTTAGAATTTGTACTAATAGTAGTAATTATAGAGTTTTAGTTGGTGGACCAGCTTGTGTTTATACTTATACAGCTGTTTTAAGTAATTCACCAGTTGTAATTAATCAATGGAATCATATAGTGGTAACATTTGAACCAACTGGATTTAAAATCTATGTAAATAATGTATTAAAAGAAAATATAACTACTACAGTTAACTTTAAGACTAATACACCAAATGCCCTTTTAATTGGTACTTCAAGAGGTGCTGATGGTAACCCAGAAGTAATTCAAGATTACAGAATAGATGAAATCGGTTTCTGGGATAGAACATTAACTGCATCTGAAGTAACTGAATTATATAATAATAATGTTGGTAAACAATATCCATACTAATAAAAAAGTAAAATAAAATAATTCAAATTCATAGGATTTCAAGTAACATCCCATAAGATAGGTTAAGTGATTGTTTTTAAAATAAAAGAAGATGTCAAATTGTGATTTAAATTTCGGTAGAAGTATTCAATGTTATAATAACGTTGGTGGTATTAGGGCCGTATATATTGTACCATTTGCTGAATTACCATTCAGTGAAATATTCATTAATGAGGATGAACTAATCAATATAGGTGGTTTAACACCCAACGCATATAAATATGAGATTCAATCATCAACAGATTCATTTGATGAATCCAATAATGTTGATGATAATGGAAATTCATCTTGGCAAGGAAGTCTTAATATAACATTAGCAAAACAAGATAATTTATCTCAAGCTGAATTAAAGAGATTACCAAATGGTAGAGATAAAGTTATTGTTGAATACAATAACAATTACTTCAGAGTAATGGGTATTGAGAATGGATGTGATTTCAAGGTTAATACAGCCTCTGGTGGAGGTTTAGGTGACTTCAATGGTTATAATGTTGAAATAACATCTCAAGAAGGTATAATGTCTCCTTTCATTTATGTAACATTAGAAGATTTAGGTATTACAGTAGTTGATGATGACCCACAAACAACTCCAGACGGTTTTGTGACAAGATGGAGAACTACAATGAATGGTGAATCAATCACATTACCTTATGATGTTGCTGGAACTTATTCTGGTACAATAAATTGGGGAGATGGAACTACATCAGATAACACGTATGCAAATAGAACGCATGTATATTCTACAGCTGGTGATTATATTATTACTATTGATGGAGTTATAAATGATTTTGCTTTTAACAATAATAATAGTAAAAGTAATAGTAGAGTTAAAATTAGAGAGATTATTAGATGGGGACCAGTTCAATTAGGTGAAGGTGCATTTTATGGTTGTTCAAACTTAACTGCAAACTTAGTTGAAGACATCTTAATTAATGTTCCAACTCAATTAATCAACACATTCAGAGATTGTACATCATTGAAAAATATTAGATTTATTGGTAGTTGGAATATGTCAGCTGTTACCATATTGCAAGCAACATTTAGAGGTTGTTCAATGTTTAATGAATCAATAGATAGGTGGGATACATCTTCAGTTGTTAGTTTATTTGAAATGTTCAGAGATTGTACTTTATATAATCAACCAATGAATTCTTGGGATACATCAAACGTTAATAGTTTTCAAAGAGTATTTAATAACGCAACATCATTTAACCAAGATTTAAATTCTTGGAATGTGGGTGTTGGAAATAACTTTGATGGAATTTTCCAAGGTGCAACATCATTTAATGGTAATATAACCTCTTGGTCATTTGAAACAATAAATAATGTTGTGGCTAATAACATGTTTAACGGAGCAACATCATTTAATCAAGATATTGGTGGTTGGAATAGTGAGAAATTTGGTTTTATGACATCGATGTTTCAAAATGCAACATCATTCAATCAAGATATTTCAAATTGGGATTTCACTAATTTAATAACAATATCTGGTTTAAATAACTTTATGACTGGTAAAGATGAAACTAATTATGATTGCGTTTATTATTCAAATCTATTACAAAATTGGGGTGATGCTACAACTGGAATTCTAGCTTCAATGGTAGTTATAATGGGTGGAATTGAATATGATACTACAGCTCAAGCTGATAGAGATTATTTAACTACCACTAGAAATTGGAGTATTACAGATGGTGGAGTATGTGACACAAGTGATAGTTTTCAATTACAATATGAATTAATTAGTGTTAATGATTTAACAATTGAATTACCATATATACCTGTTGGTACTTATACTGGTACAATATATTGGGGTGATGGGACATCTGAAGCTAATACATATCAAAATAGATTTCACACATATGATTCAACAGGAACTTATAAAGTTCAAGTGGTTGGTGATATTGAAGAGGTTAGTTTTAAATCAAAACAAGGTGTATTATTTTTAACTGAAATACAAAATTGGGGTCCAAATACACAATTAGGTATATTTGGTAGTTATTTTGTTGGGTGTGTTAATTTAGATATTACAGCAACTGATACACCAATAGTTACTAGTATGAATAGAATGTTTAATAGAATGGCTGGTTTAGTTAACGCTAATGGAAGTATTGGTACTTGGGATGTATTAGGAGTTACAGATTTTAGATTCTGTTTCGCTGGGACAACATTTAATCAAGACATTTCAGATTGGGATATGAGTTCTGCAACAAATCTTGAAAGTATGTTTCATTTAAACACATCTTTTAATCAACCATTAAGTGCTTGGACTACTACAAATGTAACTAATATGTCAAATATGTTTAATAATGCAACAGCATTTAACCAAAATATTGATAATTGGGATACATCAAGTGTAACATCTATGAGAAGAATGTTTCAAAGTGCTGATGCATTTAACCAACCAGTTGATGGGTGGGATTTTAATTCCATAACAGATTTATCATACTTTATGAATTTTAAAACAGCAGCTGATTATTCAACAACAAATTATGATAATCTATTAATCAAGTGGGCCGCTTCAACACCTAATAACTTATTAGAAATTTATATGGGAAGTATTCAAAGAACACCAGCTGCTGCTGGACAATTTGGTCAATTAATATTTAATAAAGGGTGGCAAATATTTGATGGTGGAGTATTCATATAAAGACTTTTTAAAAAAAAATTGTTTTTATAGTGTAAAATAATTGTTAAATAACAAAAATTTACTAAAAATAAAAATTTAAATATGACAACATTAGACAAGATTAAAACCCTTTTGGGTATGCAAGTGAAACTTGCTGAAATGAAATTGAAAGATGGTAGTATGGTAATGGCAGAAGTTTTTGAAGCTGGAGCCTCTATCTCTAAAGTTGTTGATGGTGAAGAATCAGTATTGGAAGTTGGAGAATATGAACTTGAAGATGGACAAAAATTTACTGTAGAAGAAGCTGGTATTATCGCTTCAATTGAAAATGGACCTGAAGAAGTATCTGAAGAAGATGCTGAAGAAACAGAAGAAGTTGAAATGGAAGTCGAAGAAGTAGCTGAAGAAGTAGCTGAAGAAATAGTAGAAGAAGCTATAGTAGAAGTTTCATTAGAATCTAGAGTTGCGGCTTTAGAATCAAGAATGGAAGCTTTTATGGAAGCTAATTCAACTGAAGAAGCTGAATTATCTACGGAAGTTGAATTATCAACAGAAGTAGAAACTCCAGAAGCTGTAGTAGAAACTGTTGAAGTTTCAGAAACTGTAACTCACTCACCAGAGGCAGAAGTAAGTGTTAAATTAAACAACTTACAATTAAATAAAAATATGAGAGGTACAATCAAAGACAGAGTATTTGCTTCTATGTTTAATAAAAAATAAAATTAAAAAAGAAAAATTATGGCAGTTACAATAACTAACTCAAGTTACGCTGGTCAATTCGCTGGGAAATACATTTCTCCAGCTTTGTTAAGCGCAGATTCTTTATTCAATGGTGGTCTTGAAATTAGACCAAACGTTAAGTTTAAAGAAGTAATAAAAGTCTATGACGCTTCAGGTCTTATCTCAGATGGGTCTTGTGATTTCACAGATGGTTCAACTATCACGTTGACTGAAAAAATCTTAACTCCAAAAGAGTTACAGGTAAATGTTGAAGTTTGTAAGCAAACTTTCCGTTCAGATTGGGAAGCAGCTGAAATGGGATTCAGTGCATTTGACACTTTACCTCCAACTTTCGCTGAATTTATGATTGCTGATACAGCTGGTAAAGTAGCTGAAGCAACTGAAGAATCAATCTGGAATGGTGAAGATGGTAATGCTGGAGAATTCGATGGAATCTTCACAAAATTAGCAGCTGATGCAGCATTTACTGCTTCAACTGGTAACATTACAATTACAGCTGTTACAGCTTCAAACGTAATTGATGTATTGGGAAGCATCGTAGATGCAATTCCTTCTGCTGTTTACGGTAAAGAAGACCTTAGATTATACCTTTCTAATAACGTATTAAGAGCTTACATTAGAGCTTTAGGTGGATTCGGTGCTGCTGGCTTAGGTGCTAACGGTGTTGATAACAGAGGTACACAATGGTACAACAACGGTGACGTATCTTTCGATGGCGTTCCTGTATTCCTTGCACCAGGTATGACTGATAATCAAATCTTAGCTGGTAGAAAATCAGATTTATACTTCGGTACTGGTTTAATGTCAGATTACCAAGAGGTAAGAACAATTGATATGGCAGATATCGATGGGTCTCAAAACGTAAGAGTTATAATGAGATATACAGCTGGAACTCAAGTAGGTAACGCTAGTGATATAGTAGCAACACTATAATACAACAATAACAATAACTAATACCCCATCTAATTTAGGTGGGGCATTAAAAATAAAAATATAATTAATATGGCATGTGATGTAGTAACGGGCAGAAAGGAAGTTTGTTTAGACAATGTTGGTGGTTTAAGAGCTATCTACTTTGTTAATTTCGAAGACCTTGACCCATCAGGAGTAACTGAAAGTTCTTTCGGTGTTATCAGTTCTATAACTGGTACAACTCAACCAGCACCAGATGCGTACAAATATGAATTAATTGCAACTACTAATACCTTTGACGAGGTAGGAGAATCTTCAAGAGATAACGGTACAGCTCACTTCGTGGGAACATTGACCGCTAACTTAAAGAAAATTCGAAAAGAAGATGCAGAATCATTGTATGCTTTGGCAACAGGAAGACCACACGTAATTGTGGAATATAATACAGGTGTGTTAAGATTAGTTGGATTACAAAATGGTGTTACAACATCAGTATCAGCTAATTCAGGTGGAGCTTTCGCAGATTTCTCTGGATATATCTTAACAATCTTAAGTGACGAACAATTTATGGCACCATTTTTCGATGGAGCAATAACTGATTTCGTAACAGTAGTAGAAGAAGTAGTAGTTTAATCTACACAACTAATAACAAATATAAACCCTTAGCATTAGCTAGGGGTTTTTTTATTGGTTATTTGTTTTTAAAATAAAGAAGATGAATATAATATTACCTTCAGTTAGTGGCGCAAACTCTATATCATTCAATTTGATACCAAGAGATGCAACTATTGATAGAATCTTATTAAGTGATAATAATACCAATGTTGAAACTGAATTCGATTTAGTTTCAGTTGACTTCGCATTAACCGTAACACCAATGTCTTACTATAAAGAATTAACCCTTGACTTTGATTCAAGTGACTTTCAATTTATAGATGACCACAGATACGATTTAACGGTGTTTGATGATTCTGATAACGTTTTATATAAGGGCCTTATCGTTGTGACTTCTCAGGTAGCTGATATTAAAGCTAACTTAAAGTTTAATAACAACCTTGGTGATTATACAACTCCACCAAATGAAGATGATGAATATATAATTTTAGATTAATATGGAAAAGAAAACAAATATACATGTAGTTAACTTATCATACTATACAGCACCAGTTGTTGTTGAAGATGATAGAAAGGAATATATTGGGTATGGTGATGATAACAATTACTTCAAGTTTATCATTGATAGATATATTGGTTCTGTAACCAATGCCTCAATAATTAATGGTGTATCAGCTATGATATACGGTAAAGGTATTTCAACTGGCGAAAAAATTAATCAAGAAGCATTTGATGAGAAGTTAAAAGCTAAAGATACGAAGAATATTATACTTGATAGAAAGATGTTAGGTATGGCAGCAATTATGGTTGAATATACTAAAGGTATTCCAAGTAAATTATCACATCACCCAATGAATACACTTAGGTCAGGTAAAGCTGATAAGAATGGTGATATTAAAGAATGGTTATATTTCCACGATTGGGAAAAGAAAAAAGATAATGAAGATGCTAAAGTTATTCCAGCATTCGGATTTGGCAATAAAACTAAATCTGAAGTGTATATTATTAAACCTTATGTACCAGGTTATTTCTATTACTCACCTGTAGATTATACCCCAGCTTTGGACTATGCTTTACAAGAAGAAGAAATCTCAACTTACTTATTGAATGATGTAATGAACGGGTTCTCTGGAACTAGAATTATTAATTTCAATAATGGAGTACCAGAAATAGAAGAGCAAAGAGAAATTAAACGTGACGTTATTAATAAATTAACGGGAGCATCAGGTGATAGAGTTATTGTAGCATTTAATGATAATGCTGAAGCGGCAACATCAGTTGAAAATATTCCCCTTGATAATGCACCAGACCATTACCAATACCTTTCAAGTGAATGTTCAAATAAAATACTTGTTGGTCATAGAATTACTTCACCACTCTTAATCGGTGTTAGAAGTGAAAACAATGGTCTAGGTTCAAATGCGGATGAAATAGAGAACGCCTACAAGCTTTTCTATAGTACAACCATAAAAGCATACCAAGATGAATTAATTAATGCCTTAGAAGACATCCTAGGTGATTTAGAATTATATTTTATACCAAACTCACCAACGGCAGTGGAAGATGTTGCTGAAATGGAAGATGCTGGTATTTCTGAAGAGGTAATTGAAGAAGAAACTGGTATTGATA